ACCCCATGTCAATCTTTCTGGTTGATATCTCTGTGCGTTTTTAACTTTTACTGAACTGGTTGAGTTTGGATAAATGTTATGAACGATTGCACCTGGATATTCATCTTGCAGTTGTTCTGCAAGATCATTCTTACTCATCATCTTACCTTCAACTTCCATACGATAGATCTTACCCTGCCAAACTACATCTGCAATAAAAGATTCTTTGACTGGTTCGGGTTGGGTTTCGGAACCATTGATGTAGAGATTTCCGTTGAAATCTCCAGAGATGTTAATACTTTCTGATAAAAATTGTTTAAAGGATTTCATTAGTTACAGTTCCAACGACGAAGGGCTTTGTTGATTCTGGAATCTGGATCTCTGGAAGTTTTTGCTGAAGTCAATTTTGACTTCATACCTTTCATTCTTCTGCAAAAAGACTTACGACGTTCTGCTCTTTTACCAGAAGGATTTTTTTCAGTTACCGCAGTTTGTAATTTAGAACCTGGATTTTCTCTACGATATGCATTAACTGCTTTTTGACTTAAACCATCAGTCTTGTCTTTGCGATTGACTGATTGCCAATCTTCACTAAATTGAACTTGTTCTCCATATGGTTTCACGTATTTTTTGGATGGGCCTAAAGATGCTGATGATCCACCTTGAGGACCAAATGCTTGAATTAATGGTTGACCCGGTTGAAGATCTGAAACAATATGATTTACTACAATTGATCCTGGATAAACTTTTTGAAGTTCTGTATTAATTTCTTTACGACTTGGAATTTTTACTTGAGGGAAAAACATTTTTAAAGAATAATATTTCCCTCTCCAACTTAACGTTATCATCACAACATTACCAGTTTGTGCTTGTAAACGGGTTGCTTCTTTGATCTGTGATTTAAATCCTTTAATTGGTTCCGGTTTAATTACATCAATTACTTCTGCAAAAGTATTTCCATTTGCATCTTGTATGGTAATTTCTTCAGACTTATTTCCCCAATTTGAAGCACCTGCTTTGCGACACTTCACAAGAGCACCAGATGCATAAGCAGAAGGCCAAACCCTATATCTTGATTTTACTTTATGGTAACATGCATCTTTCTTTCCACTACTTTTACCTTTAATGTCTTCTTCAGACATTGCTTCTTCTGGAACACAATTAGGAACAACTTTTTTTCCCTTCTTTTTCATTCCAACCTGTTTATATCCAGACCAACATGCTTCATCTACATCATGTTCACCACTATCAATATAGTCGGCAGCAGTGTCCAAGTAATCTGCTGCTTTAGTAATTTTTGATTGTACCCATGCCTCAATATTTCCTTCACCTTTCATTTTTTTCTTCAGTCTTTGGGCAGCATTAATAATTGTGGCAATTTCAGATCTAGCCATTGAGTACTCGTGGTCTTTTGCTTCTTTCATTTCTTTCTTTGGTTTATCTGTCGAAACATAAGTTGGTTTAGATGCACCAGATTTTTGTTGTTGTCCTGGATCTGCTGCTTTTTTTCTTCTGGAAGCAGAACGCCTTTCTGCTGGCGTCATACTTGCTCTTTTTTCGGAAGAAACGCACTTTGGAGTTCCTTCTCCAGGTTCGTCACTTGCACAAGTACCACCAGTTACGACATTTACCCAACCAGGTTTTCCATCTTTCGATTTCGAAGATTTAAACCATTTGTGCAAAGAACCTTCATATGCAAGACCTCTCTTTGTATGCTTAACTTCTCCCTTATATTTTGACATCATTTTTTTTGTGATTGCCGTACTTGTTGGCGGCAATTCATCCGGAATTTTTTTATTTGGATTGTCATATATATCCACATCACCATCATTGTCACGATCAACATAATGAACTGTTGTATCGTGAACTATGTGCTTTAAATCAACATTAGGGTCCAACGGATGTTGTTTTCCTTTTAAATGTGGTGTTTTATGGGAGAACTTAATTTTTTTCATTCAATTGGTTTTGATTTAGTTTCTTCGCCTTTTGCTCTTTTTTTTCTTCCCGCACAATGAGCACGTTGAGAAAATCCTTTGGGATTAGAGCAATCAATACTCTTTTTATATTTATTGCTCCACTCTTCTTGAAAATCTTTAAATGTTTTCATTTTGAGTTTGTTGCTTTAAAAGTTTTGAAAGTTCTGCTGTTGATCCAACAAATAATGCATTTGTAACGTTTGTTGGACCTCTGACTTGTTTATCTTCTTCAACTTCTTTGAGTTTCTTCTGCAAATCCATTAACTTATCAGTTGCATCAGCAACATTTTTAATTAACTGTCCTGCAACTTCATATGCCCTTGGCATTTCACTTTCTTGTGCCAATTCAAGAATTCCATTAATTGCTTCTTGACCTTTTTCTATAATTGAGTATAAATTTCCTCTTGTATATTCATAATCCTTTTTAATATCTTCTGATGATGAAGATATTTTTTCTATAGTCTTATCAACGGATAGTTTTTCTGAAGACACTATTTCTCCAGTTACGTTAAAAGTGTCATTTAAGTCATCAAATTTTTTTGTCATTTTCATGAAACCACACCACTAAATCCAAAGTCATCGCCTTCTTCAACTAAAGCATTATCTGCCGTTGTGATTGATTTAACTTCAGCTCCAGCAACGTGCGCTGTAATTTGAGTTGAGTCTCTTCCTCTTTCTACTAAAAGTTTATTTCCAGTTATTGATTTTACATAAATTTCTTCACCTTCAATGTCCAAATACACACCTTGAGTAATTTCAGATCCGCTATTCACTTCAAATACAGTATCTGTAGCAGAAACGTCGGCAGATAGGTTAGTTAATACAGTTCCTGTATAATTCTTAATTGCTCTTGGTTCAACAGAATAACGCAAATCTCTTGCGGAAAGTTGAGATTGTTCTCCAGCAATGAGAGTAACAGTTGACTTCTTGATAATATCTTTGTTGGCAGAAGATACAGGACCAAAGAGATAAGTCTTTGCAGTAAATCTTAAAGTATAAATTAATGCTCTTCTTGTGGTATAATCACCTTCGTAGTCATCTTGCATTGTGATGTTATCCAAATTCACTGCAACATCTCTTTTTTCAGCCATGCTTGAAACTAAATCAACTGTAAGGCTATAATGTGGTTGAAAATACGGCAAAATTTGTTCTATTATTTGAAGTGCGTCATCATTCAACTTGCACATAATAGACAATTCAAAAATCATATTATATGGAACTGGCATGTATGACTTTTTAAAGTCTGTTCCATCATTTGGATTTGTAGTTAAAAAAGTTTGAGTTGTGGTAACCTTTCTTGAAGAATCGTAATTAACTCCTGTTAACTCAAATGACATTCTTGGCAGTGTAATTTGAGTTGATTTGTTTAAATCTGGAGATTGCTCTAAACGTGCCAGAAATTTTTGAGTTGGACCATATGCTAAAGGAACTTTTATAATACTAGTAATATTTCCAGAGGAATCTACCTTTCTTATAGAAATATCATTGAATAATGATCCAAAAGCAATTACAGTTTTTCTAAAAATTTCGTGATAAAAATACTCAAACATTTTATTATTAAATTTTAGATTTAACTATTTAACACATCTAGAATTTATGGCATTCCAAATGGGTTTGTTTCTGTAAAATCAATTATGGAATCTGATGCAATTTCAATGTTATCGTTATCAGCATATCCATCATTGGTTGCAAAGGTATCTATTATTCTTATAACTCTTGATGCTCCAGATTTCGATCCAACTACTCTGTCACCAACTACAAAGACCCCAGAAACATTTGAAATTTGCAATTCATTTGTTACAGAATTCCAACTTCTTACTCTTGCAGTTACACCACTGGATGATCCCGTAATTATTTCATTAAATACAAAGTCTCCATATGAAGTTGATCCGACTCCAACGTTATTAATTACAATTGATGGAGCAATGCTGTAACCAAGTCCAGCGTTTGTAATTCTTATTGATGTGATAGTTCCAGCAGAACTTACTACAGCAGTTGCAGCTGCTGACACAGTTGCAACTCCAGATAAAAATACCTCATTTGTAAATGATACGGATGGGGAAGAAACATATCCTCCACCACCGTTTGTAATTGCAATCGTTCCTAAAACACCATTACCTATTGATGCTGTAGCAGCTGCTCCCGATCCACCTCCACCAATAAATCTGATGGTTGGGACTGATGTATATCCATAACCGCTGTTTACAAGTGGAGCACTTTGAACTGACTTGCGATTTGGATCAATGTTGCTGTTACAAACAACAACTCCAGAAATAAGTTGAGCAGTTGCTATTCCTGTAAGACCACCAGTTGGTGCAGAAGATATAGCTACTCTTGGCGCAGTAAGATAACCTCCACCCCTATTTGTTACCGTAATAAATCTTATTCCACCATTGACAATGTTTACTGTTGCTGTTGCTGATGATGCAGTTCCAACAAGAGTTAATTTTTGAATTGCTCCAACAATTATTGGATCAGTATCATTATCATCTCCTGGAGTTGGTTCTAAAGTATCATCAATTTCATCAATACTAGTATCAATAATTTCATCTTCATAACGAAATAATTCACATCTCAATTCATAAGTATAGGTTCCCTGGAGTTGGTAAAATGGTTTTTCATGCTCAACGTATTTTATTTCAAATAATCTATCGCCCAATGGAAAATAAACCAAATCACCTTCTTTTGGTCTGGTGTATAATTTAATATTGCTTTGATTTTTTATAAGTGGGGAAATATAAGTCTCAAATCTTTCTCTTGATATGGTAATTGTCAATTCATTTAAAGCTTGAATTCCAAATTTGGAAAGAATGGTTGGATTATTTCCATATCCATCATAATTTTCAACATATGCTTCAATTGGATATGCATTATCAAATTTTGATTCTATTAATTCCCTTATGACTGTTTTTTCGGTGATATACTTTCTTGGCAAATAATAAACTTCAACACCATACATTCTCAACTGTTCGTTAATAAGATCTTGAACTAAACCTTGTTCAGTTTTTGATCCTTGAAGGAAAAAGGGGTTTAACATTAGCCTATCATGTCAAGTGGTGGAAGTTCGTAACTATTTGACATTTTTTCCATTAAAATATCAATTTCTCTTTGAGCATCCTCATATATTTGTCTTCCATTAAGTTCTACGCCGCCAGGGAGTTTTACTCCTTGAAACTTAATAAGATTTTGTCCCCATTGTTTTTTAATCAATGAAGTTAAATATTGCTTTAAAAATGAATCATTCCAAACCCTAGAGTAATCATTTGGGTCTAAAATTGCATAACAATCAATGATAATATAGTCTTCCACACTAACAGATGACCAATCAATATCAAGATAAAGTCTATCCTGGCGTTTGTTAAATCTTATTTGCTTTTGGGTATTTAATAAAAAGTCCAGGTCTTCAAGATATGTTTTTACCATAGCGTAACTTAAGAGTTCAATTGTTCCCCAATAATAAATATCGTTCAAAAACAATTGGTACTTAACACTAAACATATTATTTGTGATAGTATTAGAACCATCAAATCTAAAAATTTTATTGACTCCAATTACGGATGGAGGCACTTGCAAATAGTTGCTATTTTCTTCAAAAGTGAATGTTGTTGTTATTCCAGCAATAGTTGTAGTTGCAGTTGTAGTTGCAATACCAACAGGATTGTTTCCTCCTCTTGCTCTTCCTCTATCAATATCTGCTTGAGTTAATTTATATTTAAAAAATGCGGGATAAACACCATCAAAATGTCTTTCCTGAAAAAATTGAACTGCATCATCAACTAAATCATCTATTTGCTCATCTGCAACATTAATTTCTAAAACTGGCGCACCAAGTTTTCTTTTACAATAATCTATTAACTCTTGCCTTGTGTTTGGTTGCGCCATTTTAATTTTGTTCCCTCAAAATATTTATGGAATGGTGGTTTATTATAATTTGGCTAAATCTGCAACAACTTCTTGTTGTTTTAAGTATAATTTGCAGTAGCATTTTGCTACATTTCTCAAAGTATCTAAATCTTCAATTTCGTCTACTTCAGAACAAAATTTAAAGAACTCAAAACTTTTTGATAAATTTTTAAGTTCTATTTCATTATGATCCATTTACCAAACTCCTTAATAGGTTTTTAATTTCATCTAGGTCATTTTTCATATTAGCGAGATCGGACTCAAGAGATTGTACTTTTTCAATTTCTTCATTTTTTTTGTCTCTTTTAGAGATATACTCTTGATATTCTGTCATGTTTGTGTTAATAATAGAATTGGTTCTTGGATCTCTTTTTAAATGATTGTGACCCTCTACAGAGATATAGTCCATTTTATGCCAACGCAATAGTTCTCAAATCCTTTATTCTAGGTACATATACTTGACTTGATGAAGTAGCTATGATCTTAATTCTATATGATCTAAATGGTGGAAGTTGATCTGCAGTAAATGAATATTCTGCATAATCTAAATTCTCTGATATAAATCCAAGTTTTAATGATGGTTGAATATAGAAATCTGGATGACCAGTACTGTTGGCAACATCATAAGTTCCAAGAGAAAGATTTTCATAACCTACAAATGGTCTGTAAATTGCAGAGAATCCTTCCTTTTCGCTAATAGCATAGAATGCTCTTATATCAGAATAACTATTGACGTGTGCATTCAAAAGCAACTTGAGAGAGGTTGCTGGATTTTCAAGAGTAATTTCTTTACTAATATACTGGAATGCATGTGGATCCTCTGTAGCAGAATTTACTCTATTATCTGTAATGTATTCCTGATCAGTAAATGGCTTGTTAATCCTATTTGATGTAAGAATTAAATTAACCCTTTGGAGATCAATTACAGGACTGATTCTTGCATTACTTGTTTCCAAGACAAGTCTCATATTAAGAGATTTGTTTCCTGGTAAATTTTCGAGATAATTTGACTCGTTTATATTTGAATAAATTGCTCTTGGTGAAGTGAAATAATTTGTTGTATTGAGAGTAATAGATTGGAATCCATTATCAACATGAGGAATTTCATTTCCTCCCAAACTTACAGAACTTACAGTTCTTACTAATGCTCCTATTGAGGTTCCAGTTACTGTTGTATTGTGGACTTGTGGTGTGATTAATTCATAAGGAATATTTTGTGTTGCTTTAATATCATTTCCTCCTGCAGATTTTGTATCATTTACAAAAAGTTTCAGGAATCCACTACCATCTGATCTTCCAGTGCTTACAGTGCTTGGTCCCATATCAAGTTTAATAGTATAACTATCAAATGATATTGGATCTTCAAGAGTAACATCTTCTAGGTTGTGAGTTTTGTTAATTCTATTCAACGAAACTCCACTCAATTCATACTTATAAACAGGTGTTCCTGCTGGATACGTTTTAACAGTACTTCCTGCACCTAAAGCTGCACCAACTGCTCTTGTAATTTGTCCTCCAATTGATCCTGTCGAAGTTTCTGTATAAGAAATAACTTCATTTCCTATGAGCAAATATCCACGATTAGTTGTTCCAACTCCAACATGTTCAAAAGATGCAAAGTTTGTTGAATCTGCAACAGGAATTGATCCTGTTGAATTTGAAGCATACTCTGAAGTTAAAATTGTTGGAGTAACATCAGGCATTACATTTGAAATGGTAACTCTATTTTCATTAAAATACATTCCATGATTTTTATGATTTACCACTACATGTAAACCGTCAGTAATGTTAGTAACACTATCAATTGTTACTAAACCACCATTTAATGCAGTTGTTATTCCAGAATTGTTAATGTATCTAACTGTGTTTCCAGCACCACTGGTAGCAAATTCTCCTTGAACATTGTCCAAAATAAGAGTGTTTGTATTCGCAATAGAGACAAGAGATAATCTCATATCTCTTCCAACAGAACTGATGCCAAGTGTATTGACTGTAAACACATCTCCAACCTGATATCCAAATCCAGGATTAGAAATAGTTGCTGCAACTGCTACTCCGTTTGAAATCGTGATATTTGCGGTTGCATTTGCTCCAGATCCTGTAACATTAATCAAGTTGACATTGGAATATGTTCTTGCTCCTGCTCCAATAGCTGGAGTGTATCCAATTCCAGAATTAATAATATTTAAATCACCAGTTGCAATTCCCGCATTACCAACATAGTTTCCATATGCCCCAGAACTTGTTTGTAGTACTGTATTACCAAGTGTTAATCCAGAATCTTGAACTGATGCTCCTAATCCAATTCTAACTCTTCTTGAAGTAAGAGCAAGAGAATTTGGCATTAAAGTTGCAACTTGGTTATTACCAAGAGTTAAATTTGGATTATAAAATTCTACTGATCCACTGTTACTAAAGTCTGCTCTGTAAAGAGCGAACTTCAGATCTTCCCACTGACTTGCTTCCCATGTAGAGGCATTTTGTGACTTGAAGAGTGATCCAAGATATGGTTGTTGTGCGACAAATGCTTGAGTTATTAAATCATTTTCGCCAACCCTAGAAATATAAACTTTATATTTTGTTGAAATTGCAGCAACACAAATTGCATATTCAGTCTCACCCTCCAAATAAACAGGAGCACTAAATCTAAATGTAGTTGGAACAGATCCATCGGTGGAAACATTAACTTCATCTGGATTTAAAACAACTTCAGAGAAAGGAAGTATATTTGTTGTTGGATATCCACCCTTCATCGTTCTAATTTGAAGAGTTACGGGCATACCCATATCATCTTTTTCTTGGAAGAATACATCACATTTTGTAATGAAAATTCCAGACTTGTCTTCAACCAAGAATGATTGTGCAAGAGGATCATACCAAATAATTCTACTATCAGCTCTACTGATTGAATCAACTTGTCTTGTTCCAACAACTTGAGAACTTACAAGACGATCTACATTTCTAGATTCTGGTTGAACATCTCTAGTTTGAATTCTTGCATTTCTAATTGAAATAATGTTCTCTTGAATTGTTTCAATAGTTCCGCTAGATGTAAATCTTTCAGTTGCCATCGTTTGTGCAGTGGCAAAATTATTAGTAGAATCATTGATTAATGTAAGAACTTTTTCTCCAGTTGAGAATCTTGGATTTGCTTGTATTGTTGGATCTGGAACAAAGAAACTTCCAATCAAAGTTGCAGAAATATCGGAAATAAGTCTGACATTTGATATAGTTGCTTGTGCCCCACTTGTTTGTCCAACAAGTGTCATACCTTGCTCAACATATCCTCTATATTCTGGATTATCATTCATGCTCGCAAGAGATGCAGTATCAATATTCAGAATAGTTGAAGTTGCAGAATATGTTGCTGGGATTGTTTGATCTCCAGAAACATATGGATTTACGGTGTAAACTTTTGTTGGTAAATTATATGGTCCAGTCTTATGATTTGATTGAGCAACTCTAAAGTTTATTTTTGCTCTAGAAGCACCATTTGTTACCGCAGTTCCATTAGTTCTAACTTCTCCAATAACTTCTTCTCCAACCTGGAATGTTCCAGAGATCATACTAATTTCAAGAAGTTTTGGTGTACAGTATTTTGTTACATCGACTCCATCAAAGAATGCATAAATTCTTGAATTTGGAAGAAGACGATTAGAAACAAATTGAATGTTTCTAGATCTCATTGTCGTTATAATACTTCTATCAACAACTCTATCGCCAGTAGAAACTCTATCAAAATATTCGGTAAATTCTGTTCTAGTTCCCGTTCTAGTTTGAATTCCAGTCTCTCTTACTTCTTGGAAAGTATCTTCCCAAACTTGAGTTACTCTATTGAAGTTCCATACACCACCGGTTAATCCTCCATTACCACCAAAACCTCTTGCACCCCAACTTCCGCCTTGCTCACCAGCATCAACGTTTCTGTTTCTTCTTGGATTTGTTGTAGTTGTTTCGCCAGTCCAAGTTGTTGACCATGCACTCCAAACCGTTGGAGCAAATCCAGTATTTGGATCAACACCAAAATCTCTAGTTGCTCTTGACAGTGTTTCTGCATAGTTACCTTCAACCTGCTGAACATTTGCCTCAATTCTATTTGGTGTTACCCAAGTATCAGATGCGGGGGTTAATTCAAGAGTTCCGCTCCAAAAACTTACAAGATATGGAGTTACGCTTTCTGAACGAGTTGCAAAGTTTTGGCGTAACCATTCTACTTCTCTATAATCTAGAGTAAGCACATCACCATTTCTTCTAACGTTTGTTCCCTCTGGATCTCTAAAAGATGCATCAGATGCTGCATTAATTCCAGTAACTGGTCCAAGCGACAAATCAATAGAAGTTGTATAATGAGATGGACGAAGTTCTTTATTTCTTGGATCAATACTATTTTTAATTGGAACACCGTCTTCTTGTGTTAAAGTATTTGTAAAATTATCCACATAAAAACCAGACTTAAATCTGTTCAATCCATTTGAATCTGGAACAAAAAGATTTGCAGTGTTTGTCTCTAATAAAGATAGAGATGTGTAATACTCAAGATTTTTAATTCTTCCTTCAAGTTTGTTGATATCAACCATTCTATATCTCTTGTAATCCAAGAAAGACACAGATGCTTGAGCAACATTATAAATGTAAGGTGGTAAAGTGATTTGAGCTATTTCTAATGAATCATCAATAGGAACTGGCAGTTCGGGAGTTTCTGATGGAACTCCATATTGAACTTGGAACTTACCTTCTTTTGATACAAAAATTCTATCAATTCTTCCCAAATAATATGCAAAACTTATTTCAATATTTTCGTCAGATGCCAGAATATTTGGAGCAGAATTTCCAGAAGCACTAAATGTTCTACCTAAAAATTCCAATGGAGATCTTGATCCAAGCGTTGTTGAATAATTACTAACCCTTGGTCTAATATCAATAATGTCCGTATTTCTTAAACCATTAACTGTTTTAATTTCATTAGCATAGTCAAATGAATTATAAGATTCTTTAGTTGTTATATCTCCAGTGTCAGCGGATTCATAATACCCATTTGAAAAATATACTTTAATTTTTCTTGATGGAGCCTGCGCTTCAGGTTTTCTGGTAATTCTACCATAATCATAGAACGTTGGACTTTGCCCAGTTTGGAAAGTATAATTGAATGAAATGTCCGAACTTGAGAATGTTGTAGAACTAATAGTGCCAAGAATTCTTGACTCTTCAAAAATTACATTTTCTCCATTGATAAAATTGCCTTGATTTCTTACGATATATTCAATTTGATAATCTGTTGTTCTAGATGCAACATAAGCAACGGCATTACTTGTTTGTCCTATAATTTTTTCACCAATAATAATGTCACTGGTTCTTCCTGAAGGACCATTCAGTGAAGTAAACGTCATTAATGGAGCAGAAGGAGTATCTGAATTGAGTGACTCATAAATTGCTAGAATTTCAATAACATCTGGTGTATTCAGAGAAATAGTTTCATCTTCGACACGAGTTCCATATGGATAGTTACCATATGTTAATCCATTATTTAAACTTGTGCTTCCAATTCCAGATCCAACATATTTTGATTTATCAACAATAACACTATTGACTCTATTTTTGTACTTCACCTTTGAAGAAATTTTTTCTTTTCTTCTTGTTGTAATTAAAGTTGCATTACCACTCGTATCGTCAGCACCGAGATTGAAAATTTGAAGTTGCTTTCCGTTGGCAGAAATTGAAATTTTGTCTCTTGTTAAAACTTCAGAAGTTCCATCTGAACGAACGAGACTATATCTTTCTTCATCAAATGGTAAGAATATTTCATTTGCTCCTGCAACAAGAGTTGCTCCAAGTTGATTTCCTTCAATGGTGACATTATCTACTTTACGAATTGTAAGATTTGCTGTTGTAAGATCTACAGTTGCAATATTTCTTTTTGGAAGAGGTGTAAACAAACTGTTATCAACAGAAGACTCTAAACTAGTCTTTTGCAGTGTAAAATCTGATACTTGTAAAGTTGATGCTGGAAGAATTGATGAGGTAATACCTGTGACTGTTCTAACCGCTGCAATTTCTATTGAGGTTGTTCCAACACTTACAACGCGAGCAAAAACAGGATTTGGGAGTGAAGTATCAGTATACGTTACAATATTAAATGGGTTGAAATTATTGGAATTAAACGCAGGAACGTTTGACCTAACAGTGCTAGTGTTCAAAACATAGCTAATTGTAGAAGCTGTTCCAGAGATTGCATCAGAAACTCCAGTAAATGTTACTGCATATCCAGAAAGGATATTTGAAACATTTGTTATTGATACTGCAGATCCAACAATCATTGATGAAACGTTTCTGAAAGTAACAGCTGTACCAGAATTAATGGAATATGCTACAGTTGATCCCGTCCCAATGAAAACAAAACTATTTCCAACAGAAACAATAGAAACATTTGTTAATCCAGCACCAACACTCATTGAGGATCCTGCCCCAATTCCTGTTCCTGTAGTAAATCCAATAAAGATTTGAGTTGATCCGATACTAACAGTTTGTGATAATGCTGTAGTGTATCCAACGGAAGAAGTATTTGCCGTACTAATTGTGACAAAGTTACCATAAATTCCATTAATTGCAACATTTGTCAAAGCTGCAGTAGTTCCAACACCTGTTACCGATATTGTGCTAAAAGTTGATATTCCTGAAGTGTTTGCAACAAAAATTACGGTAGAACCAAAACTAACAACCTCTGAAATTGTAGAAGTTGTTGTAATTCCCGAAATTGTTGATGCAGTTCCAATTTGGAAAAATGTAGATCCTACTCCAACAACTCTTGCATCTGTAATAGCGATTCCAGTGGGAGTATTTGGAGAAAAGACTGATACTGAACTTCCAATAGAAACTCCAGTTGTAAATCCAACATAGAAAATTGTAGATCCTACAGAAACATCTGAAGTTAAAGTTGTTTGTAACCTTGTTCCTGGAGTAGTGGACGCTGAACTTATATTAACATAAGTTGCTGCCACAGAAACAATTCTTGCATTTGTGTATGCAATTCCAATTGATAT